TCGGCTCTTTGAGAATAAATTTTTACTTGATTTGTCCTTCGAGTCTCCCTCTAGGGCGCAACGAAGTAAGCACAGAGATAAGGGGGGGGGTTGACAAGGGGTATTTTTTGTGGTATTCTAAGGTGTAAGGTAAGAGATAGGCAAAAATATGAATGAGATTCTTCTAGCCTTAGCCTTGTCTGTTTGTGCCAAGGATAGTGATAAGTGCACTTGGACAGAGATCAATGGTGGTAGCGTAGTAACAGTCTGCGGCCTGGCACCAGAAGAAAGAGGGCGGCCTGTCTCGTTTAACGCAAGACTTCCAGATGGGAAGTACCTATTCGTATTAGAACCAAAGTGTGTAAAAGCCTAGGGGGCTTAGTTTAACCATGACTAGAGAAAAACAAGTAAAAACACCAGAAAAGTTCGATGCTCTAGTCGATGAGTATGTAGCTCTTTGTGCAGCAGACGAGAAGCCAGTTACGCTTACAGGAGCGATCTTGCACTTAGGGTTAAGCAGTCGCCAAAGCCTTGATGAGTATAAGAATTACGAAGGTTTTTCTGACTCAGTTAAAAGATTGAAGCTGTTTGTAGAGAACGCTTACGAAGAGCGTCTTGTAAAGAACAATCCAACTGGTTCTATCTTTGCACTGAAGAATATGGGTTGGTCAGATCGTCAGGAACTAGATCACCAGTCAAGCGATGGCAGTATGTCTGGTGTAGATCGAGTGCAGATTGAGGTCGTGAGTGAATCTGAAGATTCGAGCGACTAAGCCACAAGCAGACTTCCTGACGCTTGACAAGCGGTACAGACTTTTTTGTGCAGGTTATGGAGCAGGCAAATCAGAGGCACTTGTCAACGCAGCACTGATTGACGCTTGTCAAAGCGCAGATGCACTGATTGCAACGTATGCTCCAACGTATGATCTAGTCAGACTTATCACAGCACCGAGAATTGTCGAGCGTCTTAACGATCACGGGATCGAGCATCGCTGGAACAAGCAGGAGAACGTGATATATACATCATCCCGTCATTGGGGTGATTTTATGCTTAGGACGCTTGATAACCCTGAGCGCATTGTGGGCTACGAATCATACACAGCCCACGTTGATGAGCTTGACACGCTTCGGCAGGAACACGCAGCAGATGCCTGGAACAAGGTCATAGCGCGTAACCGCCAGCAGCCAAAGGGTATCAACAATCCTTTTAATCAAGCCAGCGCATACACAACCCCAGAGGGATTCAAGTTTGCACACTGGCGGTGGGTGCAGAACAAGACAGAAGATTACGGAATCGTCCAGGCTCCTAGCCACAGCAATCCGTATCTACCAGAAGGATACTTAGACAGCCTTCGAGAGTCCTACCCAGCAGCACTTGCTGACGCTACCCAGCAGCACTTGCTGACGCGTACATCGAAGGTAAGTTTGTCAACTTGACTAGCGGTACAGTCTACTCGTCATTTGACCGAGGCCGCTGCCACAGCAACGAGAAGATTGAGGCAGGAGAAAGGCTGTATGTGGGTATGGACTTCAACGTCGGAAAGATGGCTGCTGTCGTATATGTACGCAGAGGCGAGGCGTTCCACGCAGTCGAAGAGATCGTCGATGCTTATGATACTCCGATGGTTATTGAAACGCTTAAATCGCGTTATCCAGAACACACCATCGCTGTCTACCCAGACGCTTCGGGAACTAGCAGAAAAACAGTCAACGCCTCCCAGTCCGACATAGCCCTCTTGCAACAAGCGGGATTCTCAGTCCGGGCTAAGAAGAAAAACCCTGCTATCAAGGATCGCATCATCAGCGCGAACACAGGTTTTGAGCAGGGTTATATTTTCGTAAACAATAAAAGGTGCCCAGAGTTCACCAGATGCTTAGAGCAGCAGGCATACGATAAGAACGGAGAGCCAGACAAGACATCAGGCCACGATCACTTGAACGACGCTGGAACCTATCCGATTGCATATGAGATGCCGGTTAAAAAGCCAATCAGCGACGTATCTATCAAGTTCGCTATCTAAGGTTAATAAGAATATATGAGCGTTAAGACTCTACATCCTGATTATCAGATTTATTCACCTAAGTGGCGGCTTGTTCGTGATGCTGTTGAGGGTGAAAGCGCAATAAAGCGTGTACCAAATCGTTATCTGCCAGAGTTCATCCCGAATGATCCAGAACGGTATGATCGGTATGTCAAGCGGGCATACTTCCTTGGCGTGACGGGACGTACAAAAGCAGCACTAACAGGCATGGTCTTCCGCAAAGACCCTATGTACGAGATGCCTCCAGAGATGGAGGATATGCTGTTGTTCAATGCTGATGGTGCAGGCACTAGCCTAGAGCATATTAGCAAGGAAGCAGTAGGCGGGGTTATGGATGCAGGGAGGCACTGTATCTTGGTTGATTACCCGACTATTGACGATTCTATCGATTTTGAGACAGAACAGAACATTGGCGCACGACCGTTGATTCTCAGCTATCACGCTGAGTCTTTCATTAACTGGAAGTACGAAAAGATCAACGGTCGGCGTGTACTCACTTTGGCGGTGCTCGTTGAGTTGGTGCAGGATGAGACTAACACCAACGAATTCGATCACGATGTCGTTAAGAACTACAGAGTTCTCCGGCTTAGAGACGGCGTTTATACTCAGCAGATGTATGATGACGGGGGTCAGCCTAAGACAGAGGAATTCATTCCTCGTATGGCAGGCGGAACACCTTTCGACCACATCCCACTGTATGTTATTGGCTCCGAGAACAACCTGCCGGATATTGACGACGCGCCACTCTACGATCTAGCAGTGCTGAACGTAGCACACTATCGCAATAACGCTGACCTAGAAGAAGCTGGGTTTATCTCAGGACAGCCCACACTGCATCTCAATATTGGTGATACTAACCCTGAGACATTCGTAGAGCAGAACCCTAACGGCGTACAGCTTGGTAGCCGTAGCGGAATCATCACGCAGGGCGGTAGTGTAGAACTTGTACAGCCCGAAGAGCGCAGCCTGCTAATAAAACTAAAAGAAGTCAAAGAGCAGGAGATGGTTGGCATTGGCGCCCGCATCATACAGCGAGGTGGGCCAGGGGAGACAGCAGAGGCAGCGCGGATTAACGCTAGTGCAGAGAGCAGCACTTTGGATCAGGTAGTCAATAACACGTCATATGCGTTCACAGGCGCTCTAATGGACGCAGCCCGATTCATGGGTATCCAGAACGTAGAAGATATTCGGTACGATCTTAACACTGACTTCTTCGAGCAGAGCCTTGATGCGCAACAGCTTATGGCACTGATCCAGCTAGGTGATGTCGGGGTCATCTCTCGTTCTATCCAGCGCGACTCTATCCGAAAAGGCCGCATCCACATCCCCGAAGAGATGGATGATGGAGACATCGACGGGGAAAACGCTGAACAGCCGATCATCTAGCCATGTCTGCCAATGACTTTTTAGCAGATGCCGCTACCAGACGGCAAGTTATGGTGCAACGCGCAAGCCGAGGCATCTCAAGGGAACTGGACGAAGTGCTAGAGCAACTAAGGGTTGATATTAACAATCAACTTGCCAATGTGCCAACAGAGTTTCAGAGAAAGCGTCTAGGCACGCTTTTAACATCTGTTGAGTCCATCCTGCAAGGTGGCAGAGAAAACATTACACAGCGCCTTACAGAGCGTCTTAACGAGTTTACTGATGGTGAGATTGAGTTCCAGAAAGAAACACTCGATCAAGTGCTGAATGTAGAGACAACTGTTCCTCCGATTGAAAGAGTGCAGGCAGCAGTTGCTTCAACACCAGCAGAAATGCTGATCGGTAACACCAAGCAAAGCATGACTGTCAATCAGTTAATTGAGACATTCAGCAAGAGTAACGCAAAAGAACTCAAGAACGTCATCTCTGCTGGGTTTGTTGCTGGCGACACCACAGACCAGATTGCAGCCAGGGTTAGCCAGAAAGTCAGGGGCAGGACTAGGGCGCAGGCTAGGACAGTTGTTCAGACAGCAGTCAATCACGCTGCTGGCGTAGCGCGAAAAGAGTTCGCAGAAGAGAACAACGACAAGATCGGCGGCGAAAAGTATCTCGCTACACTTGACGCTAGGACTACGCCAACTTGCTCAGGACTTGATGGCAATATCTACGAAGTCGGTGTAGGCCCAAAGCCTCCGCTCCATTACAACTGCCGCTCCTTGCGAGTAGCAGTGCCGCGAGAAGGGTCAGTGCTGTCAGGCATGGAAGGCAGCAGGCCAGCCGTAGGCGCAGATGGTGTAGAGCAGGTTACAAGCAATAAGACATTCAGCGGATGGCTCAGGGGCCAACCGGCTGACTTCAAGCGCGAGTTCTTCCGCAAGTACCGCGATGGCCAGGCTAAGTACGAATTGTTTGAGCAAGGCGGGCTAGACGCTAAAGCATTTATTGATGCAGATGGCGCAGAGATCAGCTTGCAAGAATTAAGAGAAAAGAATCCGTTGGCTTGGCAAAAGGCCGGGGTTTCGGGGTCACAGACCCAAACATTGACAACTGGTCAGAGACTCGCACAGCAAGAGTTTGACATAGGCAAGTCTGTCCCAGTGGGGCAGAAAGAAAAAATGAATTCTTTGTTCGGAGGCTCTTCTGGGACAAGAAGAGTTGCGATGGCCTTGGACGAATTCCCAGATAAAGTGGAAATACACGAAGGCACAAAAGGCCCATCTTTCTACAATTCCCTTACTGGTGAGTTTAAATCAACTAATAGTAAAAAAGTTTTTACTCACGAATACGGGCATTTTGTAGACTATAGAGCCAACAAGGTTGTAGACGGGGGTTATGTTTTTCGCCCCATTTCTGCAAAAAGAGGGCTAAGAAAGGCACTAGAAAAAGATGCAAAAAATCTTGGGCTGACAAGTAAAGCAAAAAGAGACAACTTTATTTCAGATTTTAGATCAAAGTTTTTTGATAGGAAAACTGCGGTTTACACAAAAGGCCCAAAGAAAGGCCAAAAGTTTGGGGATGTTTACCGAGGTAAAACAGAAAACTCATCTGGTGTTTCAGACATTTTTGATGCTGCAACTAAAGGAAAAGTCCGTGATGAGTGGAGACTCCCAGGACACGGAAAAGACTATTTTAAAATATCAGAAGATACTGTAGATACTGAGACTTTCGCAAATATGTTTCAGATATACGGCAGTGAGGAATGGGACTATGTAAAATCTAATCTCCCAGAAGCCTCAAAAGTCTTTGAAGGGATATTAAGCGAGATTGAAAATCGTGGATAATGACCTTGTTAAACAGCACAAAGAATTGTTTGGCAAAGAGCCAATTATCATTGGCATCTACTTCACAGACGTTTGGGAAAGAGTTGCTGCATCAATAGCTAGAAATGAAGAGTACAACGAACTTCAAGAATTGACTAGGCAGCAAAAAGACGAGTACGAAAAAGGCAATCTTTTATTTTAACCCGGCTTGAGGCCGGAAATCAACGATAAGCTAGGGGCTTATAACTATGGCAGACGAAAACGACAATCCTACTCCAGCAGAAGGCGCACCCACCGAGGGCGGCAAGACTTACACTCAGGAAGAAGTGCAGCGGATGATCGAAGAGCAGACATCCGGCCTGAAGAACAAAGTAGACGAGCTTCTCGGTGAAAAGAAATCTGCATCTCAGCGAGCCAAGGAGCTAGAAGAGCAGCAGAAACAGCAGGAAGAAGAGCGTCTCAAGGAGAAAGAGCAGTTCCGCGAACTGTACGAGCGCGAGCAGGAGGCGAAGCGAGAACTCCAGGAATCATACGAAGAGTTCAAGCAGCGCATCCAGAAGCAGACAGTGCAGACCGAGGCCACCAAACTGGCGGCTGAACTCACCCGCGACACATCGCGTAGTGAACTGCTGCAAGAGAAAGTAGCACAATACGCCAAGTATTCAGATGACGGAGTTACTTTTGAATTAGGCGGTGTGCCGGTAGAGAAAGACAAGATTCTTTCCCACCTTCGTGAGAAATATCCATTCCTAGTCGATGGGAGTGGGGCGACAGGCGGTGGAGCCGCAGGTCAACAGAACGGCGGGGCCGTAGCAACTAAATCATTTTCCGAAATGACAGGCGCAGAACTCAGCAATCTTCGGGCAGAGAACCCAACTGAGTATCAGCGTATTCGAGATGAGTTTTACGGCCAATAATAGGAGACTTTCATAATGGCTACTACTCGACTAAGCGACATCATTGATGTCACAGTATTCCGCGACCTCCCGCCGGTAAACGGCCCCGAAAAGACTGCTTTCTTTGACAGCGGTGTTGTTACTCGTAACGCACTTCTAGATGAGCTTGCTGGGGCTGCCGGTAAAACTGCCGAACTTCCTTTCTGGAAAGACCTTGATGGCAGCGTAGAGGTCAACTACAGCAGCGACGACCCAAGCAGCACTGCTACGCCTCAGAAGGTTGTGCAGGGCGAGCAGGTTGCCCGCAAGGCGTTCGTGAACCAGGGCTGGCAGGCTGCCGATCTGGCTTCAGAGCTTGCTCTGGGTGCCCGTGCTATTGATCAGGTTCGTAACCGCACGGATCGTTACTTTGAGCGTCAGTGGCAGCGTCGCCTTATCGCCACCACCAACGGCATCATCGCCGATAACGTCGCCAACGATGGCGGTGATATGGTTGTTGATGTTGCCTCAGAGAGCATCTCTGGTCAGGACGCAGGGACTAAGTTCAACCGTGACGCCTTTGTAGAGGCCACCAATACGCTTGGTGATCGTTACGATGAACTGACTGCTATCTCTGTTCACAGTGCAGTTTATGCTCAGATGGTCAAGAATGATGACATCGACTTCATTCCTGACTCTGAGGGACGCCTGACGATCCCAACTTACCTTGGCCTTCGCGTCATCGTTGATGATGGCATGAACGTCGAGGCTGGTGGCACTGACGGGTTCAAGTACACCTCTGTACTGTTCGGCGCTGGTGCTTTCGGTTACGGCGTAGGCAACCCCGAGGTGCCTGTCGAGATCGAGCGTTATGCCGATCAGGGCGACGGCGGTGGCGTCGAAACCCTTTGGGTTCGTAACACCTGGATTCTGCATCCGTTCGGCTTCCAGGCTACTGGCACCCCATCAGGTGTCTCCTTCACGCAGTCAGAGCTTGCTACGGCATCTACTGTTGACCGCGTGATTGAGCGCAAGAACATCCCACTTGCGTTCCTCGTCACCAACTAAAGCGGTGACGCTAAGGCTGGCCCCTCTTCGGAGGGGCTATGCCACTTAACACATAAAAGGGTTTTATTGGAAATGGCGAATAAAGATGGCCTAGAGCCAAACATGATAATTGACTTTGAAACCTTACAGCGCGTCAAGCGCGAGCAGCGAGAGGCGGTAAAGAATGCCAAAGCGCAACCCAAAAGTAAGGGAAAACGCCGATCTGCCCGGACTGAGGACGTTCGCGAGGCCGGGGAGCAGAGCGTTTCGAGCGTACTACGCACAGCAGAGACGCAAGGATCGGAAGGAAAGTAACGAGTCGTGACTTACACTGTCGATCAATTTGGCCCCAGCGATCTTCTCACTAGCAGGAAGTTTGACACTCGTAGAATTAAGCATGAAGTGGGCAAGACATCCTTCTTCGAAGGCCGTGAGTTTCGCGTCTTTAAGGACTTTGATATTCCTGCTGGGCAGACAGAAACAATCAAGGTCACATCAACTTCCGATTCAATCGTAGAAGTTTTCGGCGCTTCGCTTGTTCTAGGGTCACTAAGAATTGAACTTGTTACAGGCGGTACTGACGGAGACGACTTCTCAAGCGAGCTGCCTATCTTCCAGACTAACCGAACCACGGCATCGCCCGTTCTCACGCCAAGCGTCACGATGGTTAACGGCGGGACTCACACAGGCGGCACAGTCAGCGATGTGATCCTCTTGGTTGCTGGCAGCCCTGCTAGGCAGGCTAGAGAAACCACAGCCACAGAAGAGCGCCCTCTCGGCTTTGCGCCAGGAACATTCTACATTCGGCTTATTAGCACAGGGAGCGCCAACGCAGAAGGCGTGTTCCGAGCAAGGTGGGAAGAAATCTAATGCCAGTCCAGCGTTGCCAAAAGAACGGGCGTTCAGGTTACAAATGGGGGCAGTCAGGCACTTGCTATGTAGGGCGCGGTGCTAAGGCCAGAGCAGAGCGACAAGGGCGAGCAATTAGGGCAAGCGGCTACAGAGGTTAAAAGATGGCATACGCAACAGAATCAGAATTGACAACTTACGCCTCTGATCGCGGCATTTCACTTAGCGGCACTGAAACAGAACTGCTTACTCTTGCCCACGACTACATTGAAAGCCTTGAGTATATTGGGCAGAAGACAGACGACAATCAGGCAGATCAGTGGCCCCGCAAGAACGCTTATGTGGACGCTGTTGAACTAGACAAGAACACAGTTCCTCTAGGCATTAAAGAAGCTGAGATGCAGACGGCCATTGCTATTGACAAAGGCAACAGCCCATTTGCCACTGTAACGCCCGGCATTAAGTCGGAAAGCGTGGACACCATTTCCGTTGAATATCAAGACGGTTCAGGCAATCGCAGCTTTGACCCGATGGTCAGACTAAAATTGCGCAAGTATCTCGCTGGGTCAGGCGGCGCAAGCACTAACATCGTCAATGTAACGAGGGCTTAATAAGTGTCTTTTGACTACACAAAAACAAAGGGCACGGCAGACCGGCTGATTAATAGCTTCGGTGCTGCTCTCGCTTTCTCTCGGGAAACTGGAGAGACTTTTGACCCTTCTACGGGCCAGACCACCTGGAGAGACTTTTGACCCTTCTACGGGCCAGACCACCAGCACGACTGAATCGTTCAATAGAGACGTTGTGTGGACGGAGTACCGCAATCAAGAGATTGATGGGACGGCAGTCCAGCGCGGCGATGCTAGGCTTATTGTATCCGGTGAGGTAGAGATCGGGGACAAGGTGACGAAGAACGGCACAGAGTGGCGCATCCTAGATGTAAACCCCTTGCAGCCAGCCAACCTAGCTGTAATTTACATCGCGCAGGCGAGGCAGTAATAAATGCTTAGGTATGTAGCATCACAACTAGACCAGCATCTTGCCTCAATGCCTAATCTGCCTGATGTGGCTTGGCCTAATGTTGAGTTCACACCCGATACTACAAAGGTGCATCTGCAAGTCTCTTATCTGCCTGCCGATGGCGCTTTGTATAGCATGGGCTACGGGCAGGAGACGCCCGGTATCTATCAGGTATCAGTGGCAGCCCCTATTGGTAGTGGCCCAGGCACAGCACAAGACATGGCTGACGGTGTACGCAGCCATTTCGCAGGCCAAGGCAAGATTGGTGATGTATTCATTGAGGCTGTTAATTATGGCCCTGCACAGTTTGATGATGTTTGGTATGTAATTCCTGTATCAATCAACTGGCGCTATTTTGACAATGGCTAGTAATAACTTTTCTGACCAGATCGCAAGGTTCGCAGAGCAATCAGGCGAAACGATAGATCAGGTAGTCACTGACTACGTTGTAGGTGTTTCACAGAAGATTATTGAGCGTACCCCTGTAGGCAACCCTTCACTTTGGGAGAGCAGCGCACCACCGGGCTATGTGGGCGGCACAGCGAGGGCTAACTGGATACCCTCGATTGGCACACCTGAACAAGCCGAAGTAAACAGCACAGATCAAAACAGCGGCAACAACCAGCTACTAGCGATACAGAATCAGATTCCGGGCAACATTTACTATCTGACAAACAACGTACCTTACATTGAGCGGCTAGAGTATGGCTGGTCAACTCAAGCACCGAACGGGATGATGCGGCGCACACTCAGAGAGGCCCGTGCAATTCTCAAGCAAGCAGTAGATAAAAATACTGACCTATAACCACTAGGAGATAGAAGATGGCATCAGGCGCATTTACATCAGCAGGAACCACTATCGGCATCGTATCCGATGCACCCAGCACCTATGATCCCACAGGGTTCGAGGCACTTACCTTTG